TGCTTCCACCAATTACAGGTTTAGAATATCTATAGATTCAAATAGACAAGTTTCTGTTTTTGTTGATGGAGTTCAATATGGATTAGTAACATCAGCCACAGCGGGTGGGGCTACTCAAAGTTTATCAACAACAAAATCATTAGCCTTAGGTGACAATCACGATTTAATACCGTACATTGGGGTTCAACAAATGGCTGGATCTAAAACAACTGAACTAACAGTACATTATCAAAAAATTAGCAGGATATTGTTTGAATAAAAATTTTTCACTATATTAGTGACAATTTAATTTAATACAATACCATGAAAACAACAGAACAACTCATAGAGGAGATGTGCGAATCTATGAAAAATCTTCTTATAAAGAAGAATCGAGACTATGGCGATTCAGCCACCAACCCATCAACAGTATTTCCTTCAAGATCTCCAGTGGACTCTTTGTGTGCACGTATAAATGATAAGCTCATGCGTATACAGAACAAGGGTATAAATGATAAAACAGAAGATACAATATCAGATCTTATAGGATACTTAATACTTCTTAAGGTTGCGTTAAAAAAAGAAAAGTCTCAAGATACTTCATCAGATCAGCAAGTTTATACTTATGAGTTTGATTCTGAATATAATACTAATACAAAAGATGATGAGTGAAATAGAATCTATAAATCCTATTATTAGAAAGATAACTATAGGGGATTTGAAACAAGGACTTACATATAAAGTGGGTCAACTAATGAACGCTGGAAATATAGAAATAACAGCAATTATACAGGATGAAGCAGCTTGGTATAAGCATCAGCAAGTTGTTTATGATGTATACGTAAAAGCTAGGGGAGATGAGTTTTCAAGACCTTGGAAAAGGTTTTTCGATCAACCAACAGCTATAGAATTTGACATTCAAGAAAGGGAGCAATACGAAGTTAATTAATATGAGACCAATAAGAGATTACTACTTTATCAAAGTAGAAAAAATTCACGAAGATACTATAATAGTTAACGGGAAGGAACTTTTTATGGACACCTCCTTTGATGAGTTAAAACATGCTAGACAGTATGGCACAGTTGTTGCACTACCTGTAGGTTTACCCAAAGGTTTAAAGTTAGATGTTAAAGTGGGAGACAAAGTATACTGCCATCACTTTTTGACAAGTGAAGAAAACAGAGTTAAGTTCCATGATGACGAAAAGGTATTTAGCATACACTGGACCTATATGTACGCTAGAGTCAGAAAAGGTAAGCTTAAAATGTTACATCAATGGAATTTTGTTAAGCAGAAAGTAGAAGACGAATCTAACTATGTATCTGACTCAGGTATATATTTAAAGCCAGAAGCTGAAGATGTAGAGTTACATGGATATGTAGAATATATGAATGACGACCTTAAAAAATTAGGGGTAAAAAGGGGTGACGAGGTAGTTTTTTCAGAAAATTCTGAATATGATATGATAATTGAGGGTGAAAAATTACTGAGAATGCGTAACTTTGATATATTAGCAAAAGTCGAATAATGTTAGATACCCAAGAAATAATAGACATATGTGTCTCAAATTCTTACGATTTATTAACTGGTAGAAAGTCTATAGAAGACATACTGGACTCTTCATCGAAACCATATTTTTTATGGAACGTGGTAGAGGAAAATTTAGATCAAGAAGTGTTTGATGGATTCATAGACTTTATGATAGAATATTATGAAGAGATGGAGTGTTACGAAAGGTGTGCAGTATTATTAAACATTAAATTAAATGAAAGAAGTAAATGTAAGCAAAAAATTAGAGAGACTAATAGAATCTGGGAATAAAGCATTTGATTTATTGTTAGAGGAAGTTAAGAAACCTATAGATCCAGAATTGCAAGACGATAAAGCTAGGAATGCTATGAAGGCAAAGAAAGAGTGTTTTATGGACGCTCAAGATATTCTAATGGCTATACATAAAATACAAAATCAAATCAACGAAGGTGTGTCAGCCGATCAACAAACTGAATTAGAGGAAAAATCTTTCAGAGCTGGCTTCTCAGAAAAGTACGCTAAAAAATAGAGAGTATAATTTATTTTATTATATTTGCATAATTGGCTAAAATTTATTATGACAGGGTATATAAAAGTAAATGGTTTAAAATTTAAGCTTCCTGTTAAGCCTAGCAAAAAGGATATATTATTTTCAGATCTAAAAAAGAAGAATCAGAAGTGGAGAAGAACTGAAATGCCTGAGGGGCTTAATGAGGATACTGTTCCTAAATATTCATGGTTTATAGATCAAGAGTTTAAAAGAAGAGATGAAGGTGTATGGTTTATGAATAATGGAGAACCCACCTATATAACAGGAGAGCATTACTATTATTTAAACTGGTGTAAGATGGATATTGGATATCCTGAGTATAGAGATCGAGATAGGAGGTTCTTTATCTTTTGGGAAATATGCAAACAAGATCCTGATTGTTTTGGTATGATTATGGTTAAACACCGTAGAGAGGGAGCTTCTTATAAAGGGGCAGCTATGCTTCTACATGAAATAACAGCTAGATATAATTCTCATGGAGGCATAACAAGTAAAACGGGTGCTGATGCCAAGTCTTTATTTACAGACAAGTTGGTTTACATGTTTAGAAGTTTACCTTTCTTTTTTCAACCAATAATTGATGGTAGCGATAATCCGAAGAGTACACTTAGTTTTAATACTCCAGGACAAAAGATAACAAAGAACTACGCTAAGGTTACTAAGTCAGAAGCTTTAAATAGTAGGATAGATTGGAGAAACACTAGAGAAAACTCATATGACTCAGTTAAGCTAATAAGGTATTTATGTGATGAGGCTGGTAAGTGGACAGAGGCAAGTGTAGAAAAAAATTGGGAAGTTGTAAGATCATGTTTAACGCTGGGAGATAAAATAATAGGAAGATGCTTTATGCCTTCTACTGTTAATGAACTGGAAGTTTCTGGAGGTGAGAATTTTAAGAATATATGGTTTGATAGCAACATAGAGGAAAGGGATGCTAACGGAAGAACTAGATCGGGAATGTATTCTTACTTTACTCCAGCTTATGATGGGTATGAGGGGTTTATAGATGAATATGGATTTTCTGTTGTTGACAAACCAACTAAAGAACAGGCTAAGTTTACAGGTAAAAATATAGGAGCTAGAGAATATTTACAGAATATAAGAGACGCTTATCAAGGGAACACTACTAAGCTTTCAGAAGAAAAGAGACAGAGACCTTTTACTATAGATGAAGCTTTTAGAAGTGACTCAAGATACAGTCCTTTTGATGTTGAAAGAATATATCAACAGATGGATTATAATGAAGAGGCTAGAAACTTAATTGTAAAAGGAGACTTTATTTGGAAGAATGGAGAAAAAGATACTTCCGTAATGTGGAAACCAGGATCTCAAGGGAGATGGAGAGTTTCTTGGATACCTCCAGAAGAAAGAAGAAACAAGTCTAAAATGATTTACAATAAAAAGGCTCCTGGTAATGATATAGAGATGGTAGCTGGATGTGACCCTTACGATCACGACACAACTACTGACGGAAGAAGATCTGATGCTGCTTGTTATGTTTACAAAAAGTTTAGTATGATAGATGATTTTTCTAATCAGTTTGTTTGTGAATATATAGCTAGACCTCCTAAGGCAGAAATGTTTTATGAGGACGTATTGAAAACCTGTGTGTTTTACGGGTGCCCTATACTTATAGAAAATAATAAAATAGGAATAATAAAGTATTTTGAAAGAAGAGGTTATTATAATTATTTAATGGACAGACCAGAATCTACGCATACGGACAATAGTAGGAAGCAAAAAACAAAAGGTATACCTTCCACTGGTGTTGCTGTTTTAAATGCACAAACAGAAGCGGTAGCTAGCTATGTGTATGATTACGTTGGTATGAATACAGACACTCAAGAGATGGGAAAATGTTATTTTAACAGGCTTCTAGATGACTGGAGTAGATTTGAGCCAACTAACAGAACTAAGTATGATGCTACAGTTGCATCAAGCTTAGCACTTTTGGCTGCACAAAAACATGTAATTGAAAAGAAAATTCCAAAAATAAACCTTAACTTTGTAAAAAAATATAGGAATACAGGATTAATGTCTAAGAAAATATAGATGAAAAAAGAATTTGAATTAATAGGAGGTTATCCTACTGTTTTCGCAACAAACGAAGAAAAGGCTTCCAAAGAATATGGTCTTCAATATTTTAAGACTATGTACTCTGATTGGAAGAATAGCACAGAATTAGCCTACCAAGATAAAAAAAGAGCTTTCAATAAAATGAGAGCATACGCTGAAGGAACACAAAGTGTTTCTAAGTATAAAGACTTATTAGATGTTGAGGGAGACTCTTCCTATATGAATATAGACTGGACTCCAGTTTCTATAATACCTAAATTTGTGGATGTGGTTTGTGGAGACATGACAAACAGAGAGTTTGCTATAAAAGCTAACGCTATAGATAAGTTGTCTACAGACGAAAGAAGAAAGGATAAAAAGGTGATGATTGCTGATATGATGAATGCTCCTATTAGACAACAAGTCTCTAAGTCTACAGGTTTTAACTTTAATAAAAAGGGTTTTATTCCTGAAAGCATGGAGGAAATAGAACTGTTTATGACATTAAACTACAAACAGGCACATGAAATATCTATAGAGAGAGGTGTAGAGTTTGTTCTTCAACAAAATGATTTTGATGAGATAAAGAAAAAATGTATAAGAGATTTAGTTGTTATTGGTACAGCGGGCTTAAAAACTTATATAGATCCATCAGAGGGTATAAAAATAAGATATGTAGATCCTTTAAACTTAATAACGTCACATTCTCAAACCTCTGACTATAGAGATATACAGCATGCTGGAGAAGTTTACACAGTCACTATATCTCAATTAAAACAAATGGCTGGAGAACAGTTTACTGATGATGAGTATGATGATATAGCTCAGAATTACGCTACTAAAAATAAAGATGAAGATAGTCTGTATGGAAGATCTTTTGGAAACTACTCTTCTCACGCTAATGAATACGATAAGTTCTCTATTCAAATAATGGATGCTGAGTTTATGTCGACTTACGATTTAAATTTTGAAAAGAAAGATAACGCATTTGGAGGTTTTTCTGTTCGTAAAAGAAAGAAGGGGTATAAACCACCTAAAAAATCTAAACATAAAAGAGAGCAGTTAAAAAGCACTGTAAAAGTTGTGTATAGCGGAAAATACATTGTTGGAAGTGACTATATCTTTGATTATGAGTTGGCTAAAAATATGTCTAGACCTAAATCTAATTTATCAGAAACAAGGTTATCATATATACTATACAGCCCTAATTTAAATAATATGCGTAATGTGTCTTTAGTTGAAAGAATGACTCCTTTTGCTGATCAAATACAACTAGCACATTTAAAAATGCAACAAGTCTTAGCTAAAGCTAGACCAAAAGGGGCTGCCTTTGAAATTGGATCTTTAGAGAATGTTTCTAAAGGAGATGGTGGTACTTTTACACCATTAGAATTACAGGAGATATATGATCAAACTGGTAATATATATTATAGACGTATAGATGATGAAGGTATAGCTTCTAGCACTTTACCTATACAGGAGCTTGAAAATGGTATTGGTAGAGATATGATGCAACTTATACAAATATATCAGCACAATCTAAATATGATTCGAGATGTGACGGGTGTAAACGAAGCTAGAGATGGTGCTAAACCATCCAGTGAAGCACTTGTAGGTGTTCAAAAAATGCAGTTGATGGCTTCTAATAATGCTACTAGAGCTATAGATGATGGATTTAATAAGGTGGTTGAAAACTTAGCTAAGTCTATATGTATGAAGTTACAGGATATAGTTGAGTATGACAAACCAGTTAAAGGATACATGTCTGCACTAGGCAAGTCTGTAATGAAAACAATAGAGGTTAATAAAAATGTTTCTTTGCATGATTTTGGTATTGCTATCGAAATAGCTCCAGACGAACAAGAAAAGGCTCAATTAGAACAAGCTATACAAATGTCTTTAGCCCAAAAGGAGCTTAGAATAGAAGATGCTATTACAATTAGAGACATTAATAATCCTAAGCTAGGATCTAAGATGCTTGTTTTAAGAAGAAAGAAATATCAGCAAGAGCAGATGGCTATGGCTCAAGGTCAGGCACAAGCTAATTCTCAACAACAGCAACAGGCGGCAGCTGTGGCGGCACAAATGAAGCAACAAGAGGTTCAGATGCAAGCTCAGATAGATGCTAAAATGAAAGAGATGGATTCTCAGTTTGAAATGCAGAAGATGCAAATGGAGTTTCAGTTAAAGAATCAGTTTGAGGAAGCTTCTCATGTTAGGAGATTAAAAGAAATACAAGCTGGAAACATTGGAAAAGTGGCAGCTAACCAAGCTCAAGGGGAGTCTAGAGAGAAGACAGTAGAGAAAAGTGCACACTTTCAATCTAAGATGATTGAGCAAAGAAAAGGTAATGAAGGACCTATAGAAGATCCAGACTTACAATTAGGAATGTAAAAAAACTTATAGATAATTTGATTATATCTGTAAATGTTATATTTTTGCAGCAAGGTTTAATTTAATTTAATTTATTATGGCAGATGAAATGGGCGATTTAATCGCTGAACAACTAAGTGGTAGTGTTGTAGAAGAGCAACCTAAAGAGCTACAAAAAGAAGTTGTAGACTTAACAGGAGGTTCAGAACCACAAACAGAAACTACAACAGAAAAGAAAACTGATGAAACTGTAGAAACTCCAAAAGAGACTGTATCGGAATCATCAGATAACGTTGATCGTTCTTTAAATACTGAATCTAGTAATCAACCTAAACAGGAGGGTACAGAAGCTGAAGTAATTGAAAAGAATAAAAAAGAGTTTTTAAAATTCGTAAACGAACAGTTTAAACAAGAATTTGACTCTATTGATTCTTTTAGTGACGCTTTGTCC